TTTTGGAACTCTTACACCTTGCAAATCAAGAACTGATACACATTCAAACTGCACAAATTCTCTGTTTTCAACTGTTTTTCTGTCAATAAAATATATTTCTTGAGGCAGTTCGTTTGCATTTGGAGTACCAAAAGGATTTGAACCAGATAAGAAATTAGCATTGTCTAAGCTACTTGCAAGCACTCTGCGTCTTGTAAATTTAGCTCCTTGTAAATCATTTTTTGCAGTAACTTTATTTGTATCAATAATTAAAGCAGTTACAAAACCGAAAACATTTGAAACGGTTAATGTAGGTCTTGGCAGCGATCCAGTGCCAGAATATTCAAAACCTTCAGCTTGTATAGGAAATTTATCGTAAGTATCACCTTGCCAGACAATACTTGTATTTAACTGATTAGTTCCAGCGTGAAATCTAAAAGTTTCATTTTTACCATGCAATAAAACATTTAATTCAATAATAAATAAATCAAGTATTGCACTTGGATTTATATTTTGTAGTTCAGATGTTGGTATAGCCATTATGGTTCAAAAACTTGTACAAAAGTTAGATTCACTATAGCTCTATTGTTATATGGAATTGATTTTGTTTTTTTAGTGCAAACAAATTTTAAAGAACTTGCTTCATCTGTTGGAGTATAGTCAAAGGCTGCTTGATCTATATCTCTATCATTAAGAAAAGAAAATATGGTGTCAGATTCACTCTCACTGACACTAAATGTCAAATCTAAGGTCATAGGACTTTGATTTTGCGGTAAGCCAAAAAGAGTGCGGTGCTGGTAGCCATCACCTAGATTAACAACTACAGCTTTTGTGTTTATTGTTTTTGTAGAACCGTAGATCGGTGTAAAGTTTGGAAAGCTTGCCATTATCTTGCTAATAAACCTCCACTGCGTTTTTCTTTAATTAGTTGAGCCTGTACAGCAGCACCAATAACAGCCCCTAATTGCTGTGCGTCCGCACTATTGCCAGCTACTGAGGAACCAGAGGCATCTACTGATACGTTAACAATATTTGTAGTGTTGTCACCTCCACCAAGTTTATTGTTTGGAATAATTGTACCAGCTACCTTTGGCACAAATAATTCTGGCCCACGTTCACCAACAATAGATGCTTTACCGACTGGCGGTCTACCTCCATCAGCGAATAAACCTCCTAATATTTTCCCAACAAACCCACCAACTCCTTTTCCTCCTTGATTTGATGCTCCTTTTCCAAAGTTCTCCCCAAAATTTCCAAATATTTTGTCAATTTGTGCGTCAATAATTTTGTCCCTTATTTTATTTAATACATTAGTCATAGCTTGTCCAAACGATTGTGCACCAGTAATAGATTCTCTTAAATTTCTTTTTATACTGCTTTCAATCTCTTCACCTACTTCTGTCATTTTATCTTTTAATTTGTCTGTCTCTTCCTGTTGTTTTTTTAAAGATTCTTCTACTTTTTTATTTTCTTCATTTTGTTTTTTCTTTGCTTCTGTAATTTCATTTTCTTTTTCTAAAACTTTGTTTCTGCCTTCAAGTGCAGTTATGTTTGCTTTTATATCTTTTAATTTTGTTTCTAATGCTTTTTTTGATCTGCCAGTAGTTTTTTGTAATCTTTTGTCAATTTTTTCATATTCGTCTCTTTGTTGTTTTAAAGCTTTTGCTACATCATCACTTGCTCCATCTTTAATTGCATCATTTAATTCTTTTTGTTTATTTTTTGTTTTTATTATTGCAGTTGTAAGTAACCCCGCACCTGTTGCTAAAGCTACAAAAGGTATTGCATTTAAAGCAATAGTTAATACCCCACCAGCTGCTGCCACTTTTAACATAGCAGCACTTAATAATGGTAATGTTAATGAAAGTGTTTTTGCTGCACCAGTTAAACCAATAATAATCATGGTGGCTTGACCACCTTCTGTATTTAAAAGATTTAATAAACTTGTAAGGCCTTCTACAACTGGTTGGATTACTGGTACAAGTAACTTGCCTAACGTTTCACTAAAATCTCTAAAAGATTCGCCCAAAGTATCTACTGAACCAGCAAAACCACCAGCGGCAGCTTGTGCTAATTGGTTATAACTTTCATCTACAATATCTAGAATCATTGCATGTGCTTCAGCTACTTTATTTGTTTTCATCAACTGTTTTATTACTTCTGTTTGTTGCTTTGAAAAAGCAATACCAGAACGATTTAAGTTTGATAGGTTTCTTTCAGGGTCTTGTAATGCTTTAGCAAGTTGCATAAATGAAGTACTAACATCAACTTGGTTTACCTGTGCAATGTCTGCTGCAGATTGAGCAACTCTTTCATAAGCATCAACTCCAATATTCCTAAAACTGGTTAATAAGTTAAAACCTCTTGTAAAATCTTCTTCATTAAATAAAGTTGTTTTTCCAAATCTATCAGCAACCTCTTGTAATTCAGCAAGTTGAGTTTTACCTGCACCAAGATTTTTTAAACCTTGTTCTAGTATTTTAATATCCCTATCTCTTGCTAAAAATGTACCTATACTGTTATTCAATAAAGCAAATGCACCAGCAATAGAAACAATAGGACCAAGTGAAGTTGCTAATGCTGCACCTAATCCTTTTGCTGCAGTAGATGTTCCATGTAAAGCTTTTGTTGCACCTCTTGATGCGTTTGATAATTTATTAGTTTGATTCTGTACGTTTCGCAATGCAGTTGTAGCGTTAGTGGCATCAACTCTTAAGGTAACAACTGCTTCTGCCACAAATAAAAAAATACTTTCTTATATATTACCTTGAATATTGTTTTTGGCGTAATATAGCTTTTTTTTCTTCGTCATATTTTATTTCATAATAACCAGCCCAATATATAAGCTCAACCTCAGACAAACTTTTTCTAAGTTCTTCTACTGTCTTGCCAAGTTCTGTTGCTAGGAAAAACTCAAACCTTAACCAGTTATCCCCCTTTATTCTTTTTTTGCTGTATCAATATCTAGTTGTATATTATTTAAAAATAATTCAAGATCATTTAAAACCTTTTCTGGTAATGATCTTTGTAAAATCGCTGCATCTGACATATCAAAAGCTGGCGTACCATCTTCTTTTTCTGCCATCTGGCATAACAGTTGTGTTGAAATAATAAGAGCATCATCTGAACCAGCTAATTGTTGTGCCCTTACCCTTGCATATCTTGTTATAGGTTTAAAATATAAAGTCATAATGACTTTTTCATTTTTATCCTTAACATCAAATTTACGTCTTGAAACCATTTCATCTTTAAAGGCTCCAAGTAAAACGTCTGCGGTTCTTTCTGTTGGCATAAATTAATTAAATAGCTGATGTAATAGTACCGTTTGGTTTAAATGTAATGCTAATAGTATTTACATCACCTAAAGTTGAACTTTGTTCAAAACTTGTTATGAGGCCACTAAAACTTATTTTTGCAGAGCCACTCGCACTGTCAGGGAAAAGTTCAAAAGCTGCTGTGCCTGCATCACCTGTAGTTAATACACCATCAACAAAAGTTGCAGTTTCACCAGATGCAGCGTTGTCATAAACTAATTCTGCAGTACCCTCGCCTTCGATTAGACCACCAATAAATTTTTTAAAGGTGTCGCCTTGTACAGTAGTTTCTTGTGTGTCTTTGGTAATTGACATTGACCATGATCTTGTACCAAGAACAGGGTTAACTGAAGAGCCACCATCATCAAATTTGACTTGCCCAACATCACCTTTTACAGCAGCCATAACAATAAAAAGAAAGATTTACAACCAGTTTAACCTCTTTTTGGTTTTTTTACAGCTTTCTTATTTTTTTCCATATATCGTTTGCATTGAGGGTCCCAATATTGTGGTTCCCTTCTACCTTTTACAGCCTCAATTGCATCAAGCATTTCTTCAGTAATTTCAGTCATGATAAAGCCTCATATATTTCAAATGTAATACTGATTTGTGTTTGAAATCTTCCTTCTGGGCTTGACTGAAATATTTGAGGTCCTTCGGGTGCATCAAATCTTACGTCTGATACAGTTATACGATTAAATAAATCTCTTAATCTTTTACATATTGTAAAATTATCGCCAGCACCAACACCTTGTTTTGTAAAGATATTAAAAAGACATAGACCAACAATAAGATTCGTTCCAGTTGTACTTGAGTTTGGAGACTCTTGTGTAAGGTATTGACTAGCGCCAAAACTCGTCACACATTGTATAAATTGATCTGCAGAAGAATCATCAAAAGGAACATTATTAAATACAAGAGGTATAGAAGGTCCAGTGCGAAATTCATCTTTTAATCTTTTTTCAATAATCTTTCTAACTGTATTTAAGTTAACTGCTACCATTATCCCCTCCTAATAATTTTTTTTAACTCATTAGGAATATATATTACTGTAAGTTGCTTTGCTTGTAATATAGGAAAACCTTTAATTGTATTATTTTTTGGACTTGTTCTAAATCTACCTCCCCAACTAGGAGGTAATGATGTGCCGAAAATAACTGGTTCAGCATATTCAATATTATTAATTATTGTTCCTCTAAATTTACCTATATTTGTTTTCCAACCATTCCTTAAATTACCAGTTTCACCTACAGGTGTTGCTTTTATAGAGAGTTCTGTCCAACGCAATGTTGTTCTTTTTACAAGCTGTTGTACTGCATCTTTAAAAACATCATCAATCTGGTCTATTTTTATTTGTCTTGTCATCTTAAAAATACATCAAAAGTTATAGCAGTGTTATCAAGTTCACTTGTATTTATAGCAATCACTTTATATTCAACACCAGCAATTACAACACGATCTTTATTTGTAGGTGTAAATGTTATATCTTTTGCAGCAATAGTTAATTTTTTATCTTGTTGTGTAATTAAATCATTTACCTCTGCATTTGTTACCCCATCAAGAACTCCTTTTATTGTGGAATCTGTTTTTGTTTCGCTAATAGTACCAGTTGATGGATTATAAATTCCTGTGGTTACTCTTCTGTAAGTTATACTTCCACCAAATTTATTAACAACTTTTGATGCTGCTTTTTTAAGCCCAGAGGATATTCCCATTACAAACGATATGCGATTACTGTACCACTTGAAAGAGTTATACTAGTAATGACTCCTTCAATCTTACAGTTTGATTTTAAATCAATACTTGTTAAATCGCCAGTTATGTTCTCTGCCACTAAAGTTGCAATCGCAGAATCCTTTAGTGCTTGTACACAACCAAATCTCCCTGTCACTGCGCTAGTGTCGTTAATAATAACTGCTGCTGGGTAATAGCTCATTTTTAACTCCTTTTGATAGCTATGTTGCCGGGTCCACTTATTCGTAAGCCTGTAAAATATCTTTCGAATAGTGGTGGTACTCTATCAGCACCTACCGAACCATAAAAATTCGGTGTTGCGTCAAGATTACCAATTTTTACATTCTTAAAATCTTCAAGACCACTTAATCCTAAACCATCTCGGTTGTTATTCAAGTAAACAGCTAATATTACTTGTGCTTTTTGTACTTGTTCTGGTATTTCTGTTTCTGAAAAATAATCTGTTGAAATGCGAAATGGAAAGCCTATTGAATATGTATTTATGTATGTGTCTGGTTTTCTTACACCTTGTCTTGGCCACTGCAATGCTTGTGTATTAGTTACCCTTGCCCCTAAAAATCTCTCACGGTCAACTCTTACCGCTGCAGTATATAAGGCTCTATTTTTATTATCATCTGTAGCACTATCCCAAGCAGTAACATCATCATCTGCAATAAGGCCTTCTACTATACCGTTTGCGTCAGACAGAGTTATGTAGCTGTTTGCTGATGCTCCCCCTACTGTTGCGTCGATTGTGATTGCCATTTTCTTTTACTTTGGATTTATTTTTTTTAGAGGGAACAGAGACTACCGCTTTGATAGCCTCTTGTTCTCTTAAACGCCTAAAAGCGAATATTCCCATTAACTTGCAGAACCTTTAAAGAGTCCAAAGTTAATTACAACTGCCTCAGATAAAGAACCAGCAGATACATTAGTAACTGTGATTTTAAATGAGCCGGCAGCTACAGCACTAACCCCTAAGATATAAGAACCAGCAGTACCACCAGATGCAATAGCAACGAAAGGAATATCTGCAGCAGCTACTTTATCATTTGTTACTTCAAAAGTTGCTTCAGCAGCAGCACCTAAAGCTGCATTGTTCATGGTAATAACACCTGATTCAGAATTAAGGGTTACACCAGTAGTTTTGTTAGTTGCTTGGGTTACAGAACCTCCGTTTGTTGGTCCAGTAAGTTTCCCAGCAGTTACTTCAAATAAACTTGGCATGATTTAATTACCTTTAGTCTTGAGTGGATACGTTGGTAGCTCTTACGATACCAATGTTCTTTGTTTCATAGACCTTCGACCAGTTGCCTACAGTTGCAAGTTGTGTTCTGTTTGGGTTAACAGTTGTAACTGCCCATTTTGAACCAACAGGGTGATATGTATAGTGAAGATCAATTGCCATAGCATCAGATTTAGCCAGAATGTCTCTGTCTGTTTCTGTTGATAGACCAGCTTGTTCGCCACTTGCTACTGCGCCAGCAGTAAAGAAATATGTACTGTACTCTGTTGAAGAACCACTACCAGTAGTAGAAAC